AAAGCCAATCAAAACTTTATTAGCTAGTTTGCGTATCGCCCCGCAAACTTTACAAACCAAATGGGGCTAAGTGGATTTACACCATTTAGGAGATCTTAATGCAGGAAGGGAGTGCAAGAGAAGATCTAGAAAAGGGAAATAAGGCTGACATTCTTCTCAAGAACGCAGTCTTTATAGAGGTCTTCGATAATTTAGAAAAACAATTTTTAGATGCGTGGAAAAACTCACCACTAAAGGACAATGAAGAGCGAGAACGTATCTACTATCTTTACCAGTCTTTGCAGGCACTTAAATCAGGAATAGAAAATGTTAGTGCTAATGGAAGGATTGCTAAGGCTCAATTAGACAGACTAATTGGGAAATCAAAATAAAATAAGGGAAAACAATTATGGAAAATGTAAACTCGAGAGAGAGCGGTTCTATATCAGTTAACGAAGCAATTGACCAATTATTACCTCAGGAGGAAGCAGAAGCTAACCCTCAAGAAGAGGCAGTAAACGAGCCTGAAGAAGAGGCTCAAGTATCAGAAACAACAGAGCAAGAGGAAGTCTTAGAAGAAGATATCTCCGATGAGGGCGAAGAAGTAGAAGATACAACCGATCAGGAAGATGATTACGAAGAAGCCGAAGAAGAAGTCCAACTCTACAAAGTCAAGATTGATGGAGAAGAGGCAGAGGTAACTTTGGAAGAGGCTCTAAGTGGTTATCAGAGAGAGCGGACTTTTCATAAACGCATGAACGAAGTCTCCCAAAAGAGCAAAGCGATTGAGGCAGAAAGTGCCGAAACGAAGCGGTTGAGAGATCAGTATGCGGAAGGACTTCAGCAATTGGAGCAAGCATTACAAGTGCCTGAGCCAAATTGGGAAGAACTGCGAAGAACAAAGACCAATGAGGAATTTGCAAGTATTCACGCAGAATACCAAATTCAGCAAAGTAATTTAGCTAAAGTACAGCAACAACAGCAGGCTATAAAAGCTCAACAGCAGGCAGAGGCTCAAGCACAATATCAAAATCACCTAAAGGCTGAGTTTGATACAATGCTTGATAAGATACCTACATGGAGAGATGAAAAGGTCAGAGAAGCTGAAAGGTCAAAAGTGATCTCATATGCTAAATCCCAAATGGGTTACACCGATGATGAAATTGCTCAGGCAAGTGATCATCGTGCAATTGTAACTCTTAGGAAGGCAATGTTGTATGATGAGTTAATGGCAGGCAAAACCAAAGCCAAAAAGAAGGTTAAGACTGCCCCTAAAATGGTTAAAGCAGGATCTCCAAAAACAAAGTCTGAAGTTGTATCGAAACGTAATCAGGACATGATTAATCGTTTTAACAAAAATAGCACTGTAGAAGGTGCTGTTGAACTACTTTTAAACAGATCAGCCTAAAGGAGAAATTTAAATGGCTACACATACAACCGCAACCGCAGTTGGTGAAAGAGAGCAACTAGCGGATATTATCTATAAGATTGATAGTGATGAAACTCCTATCTTTTCTTTAGCAAAAAAAGAAACAGTGAATGGCACACTCGTAGAGTGGCAAGTTCAGGAACTAGCTTCAGCAGGACAAAACAGTCTTTCTGAAGGTGCAGATGCAACTTACGCAACTCCAACTGCAACAACAAGACTTAACAACTACACTCAGATTGCAGGAAAAGACTTTGCAATCTCAGGAACATTGGAAAGTGTTGATAAGGCAGGAAGAGCGAAGGAAAGTGCGTATCAATCAGTGTTAAAAGGACTAGAGTTAAGAAGAGACATCGAGAAGATTGTTGGAGATCTTAACGTAGCTAAGTCAGGCTCAGAGCCTCGTAAGACAGCTACTCTAGTAACATGGATGACAAATGGAGATGCTTCTCCTTCTGACATTTCATTTGGTACTGGTGATGGTTCTGATGTTGCAGACTTAACTGGAACAGAGGCATCTTTAACTTTAGCCAAAATTGACAATGCTGTAACTCAGGCATGGCAAGATGGCGGTAGACCTCGTGTTTTAGTTTGTGATGCAACAAACAAAGCTAACATTTCTGACTTATCACAAGCAGGAACAAATCTTGTAACAAATCAGGTAAACACAACTCAAGGTCAAGCACCTTCATTTGTGGGTGCGACTTCAGTGTATCTAACTGACTTTGGTACATTAGAGTTAACACCATCAAGATTTATGTCAGATGACAAGTTATTTGTTATTGATCCTGATCACATAAAGATCGGAACTCTTAATGGAAGAAATTTCACTAAGACAACATTAGCAAGAACTGGTGATGCAATCAAAGAGCAGATCATCACTGAGTTTGTCTTGATGCCAACAGCACCTAAAGCACATGGTGCGGTTATTGGTTTATCAGGATCTTAATAACTAGCGATGAGAGGGCGATTAATTTCGCCCTTTCTATTTATAGGGGAAACAATGTCTAGAATATTATCAAGAAATCCATATTCGCAGAAGGAAACTTTTTGGCATGACAACAAAGATGGCACTTACACCATCGAAACAAAACAGCATATTAAAGAAGTTTTGGATGCCAATAAAAGAAAAGCAAACGACTACGAAAAAGGATCAATGATTGGTAACACTCAAAGGCACTGGCAACATATAGCCGAAATACCAAATAATTTATATCTTGAACTTATGCAAAAGTTTGGAGATCCAAAAGATAACCCTGAAGCCTCTAAGAAGTGGAAGCAGTGGCTTAACGATAGTGATAACAGATTTTTTAGAACTGGCGGAGGCTCGATGTGAGCATATCAACATATTCAGAATTAAAAACTGCGGTAGCTAACTTTCTAGCTAGAACAGATCTTGACGATCAAATCCCTAACTTTATCCAGTTAGCTGAGGCAAGATTATCTAGAGAGTTAGAGACTAGAGATCAGGAAAAAAGAGCGACTGCCACATTGACAAGCGGTGATGAGTTTATAGCCCTTCCCACTGACATGAGAGAGGTCAGAGAGATTAAGCTAAACACAACTCCAAATGTCGTATTAGAATATAAAAGCCCGACTGCTTTAGATACTGCCTATACTGGCGGAAGTGGCAGACCTTCAGCCTATTCTATTGTTGGTGGTGAGTTAAAGATCAGACCTATACCTGATGATAACTACACAGCCGAAATAATATATATTGGTAGCCTTACTGCCCTATCAGATAGCAATGCAACAAATGTGATGTTAACTCGTCATCCTGATGCTTATTTATCAGGGGCATTGGTTGAGGCTTACACCTATTTAATGGATGAACAAAGGGCATCAACTTATGATGCTAAGTTTACAAGATCTATAGAAGAGATAAGAAAAGACGAACAAAGATCTCACTATGGAACTGGTGCTTTGCACATATCATCAATCTACGCAAAACAATCATCGTCTGCATCATAGGAGAAATAAATGTCAGCAATGTCAGATTATCTAGAACTTAAATTTCTAGATCACTTTACTGGAACAGCCTCAACAACTGCTCCATCAGCAGTGTATTTAGGATTATCAACAGCAAGTTTAAATGATGATAATTCAGGTACAGAATTAACTGGTAATAACTACTCAAGAAAAGCTATCACTTTTGCTTCTGCCTCAGGTGGATCTATATCCAATAACAGTGCAGTTGAATTTGATAGTGCCACTGGCTCATGGGGTGACGTAAGCCACTTCGGTATCTATGATGCGAGTTCAGCAGGTAACCTTTTATTTCATGGTGCATTTACAGCATCAAAAACAATAGCAAGTGGAGATATATTAAAAGTAGCAAGTGGTTCTTTAACAATTTCTGCTACATAATTTAAGGCTTTATTATGGCTTTAGGTATCCCCAATCTAGATCAGATTACGCAAACTTTAGATAGTATCTCAGGAAGTTTCGACAGCAACTCTGATATGCTAAAGGTTGAGTGGTCTAACCCAACTCTAGATGAGTTAGATAGTTGGGGGAACATAGACAGTCTCGATGCCTTAGGCAATATGGATAGTCTGTCGAGCCTTGCAGTATTGCAGGGTTCGGCGAGCATTTCTACGAGTGCAAGTGTCAGTGGAGGAA